CAGCATCATGCATTACTTTATCTTTCTGTTGGTTAGCTAAATCAGTTAAGGCTTTATCGTATTTAGATGAAGTTCTGTGTTTATGTAATTTTTGTGCATAAATCTTAACCACTTCTTCTAAAAATTCCTTTGAACTATTATACTTAAAATTTGGTAAATCGTATGTACCAGTTTTTTCAAGAGTTCTGGCAAACCCTAAGATCCCATTACAAATTTGTTCCAATGAAAGTTCAGAAACATCTATTCCAGGATGCTCATTTAAATATTCATCAATAACAATTTCTCGTTTTGTTCCAGCAAATTCATCAACGAATTCGGCAAGATGCAGGATAAATTTAGAAAAATCTCTTGTAATAATTTTTTCCTCAACGTCTTTGCGCATATTAGGTCCAACTAATTCTCCATTTTTAATTTTAGCAACTACTCCACGATCAGTAACTGATACATCTAGTGCATTGCCAAATGATTGATATAGAAATCCTACAACAAAACCTTTTAGTCCTCTAATTGGAGTATATCGAGCTTTTGCCCATTGCGCTGAATAAGTAAAGGTTGGAATAATATCAACTTGAACAGGTCCATCTTTTAAATTAATTACTAATTTAAGACTACCGTCAGAAATTGCATCGCTCTCTTCTGCATCAATTTCAGGCTGTGGATTTTCTTGAATCCATTTTAACATAAGCTGATTGTACTCTTTCATAGTATCAATTTCAACTCTTCTGGATTGAGGCTCAGTTAGTGGATATTCAACTAAAATATCAACATCACCATATGCTTTTTCTGGATTTTCAGCAAGGTCCTGTTTATAATAAACGCCAGATCCGCCTGGACCAAGAACTTTTAATGGAGCCATTTCTAAAGACTCTGCATATTGATTAAATTTAGAAAAAATATTTTCTAAGACTGACACTGACTCTTCCAATACGGCCGGTGTAATTTTAGTCCCCTGAGTTTTAGTGGTTGCCCAACCTCCCATTTCCTGTATTTTTAAAAATCCCTGAAAAGATTCAATAATTCTCACAATAAATTGATGATTTTAGTTATTTATCGAAACCTAGTTTCTTTAGCTCTGCAATTGTTTCCTTGGCACTAGTGTGTAAAATACCAGTCCCTCCAGCTGCAACCCAGGCATCCAATTTTTTTGGAGTATCATCAATTAAGATATCACCAGGCCCAGTTGCAAATTCAAATTTATTACCATAAAAAATTGTTCTTTCTTTACCAGTCCAATCTTCCCTTTTTGTAATATAGGGAAAGTCCCAATTTAAATTTTTCTTTAGCCATTTAGCTTTACCTGTAATTGACTTTGGATCAAGAGATGGTGATGATAAAATAGTAGGACTGTATTTTTGGATAAAACTCCAAAGATCAATTCCATCTGGCATCCATTCCATATTTGCCCAAAATGCCTCACCAGCTTTTCCAACAAGTTTCCAACTTGCGTTTTTTGAATTTTCCTTTTGGAATTGTTCAATAGGCATTCCCGCCTCTCTTTCAAACTGTGAATCCCAATCCGAAAGTACTCCATCCATATCGCAAAAAATTCGCATAGGCTGAACACTCTCAGTAAATAGTGTGTATGGTTTAATGTGCTGCATATAATATTTATTGTTGTAGACTTGGAACCCAATGTGTAGTTCTGCCATCTGCGGTTTTTTCTCTAATTACAGTATTTCCATGAGGGTCTTCCTTCTTTCCGTATACCTCAAATTCAAAAACAAAATCACCAGTTTCTCCAGTTACTTGTTGATAATTTCTAATACTTGCTCCACCTTGTAGATAAGATGACCTGCTTATTAATTTAGAATAGTCCCATAGTGATTGAATTTCATTATCTGTAAGATCCTTAACTAATCTGTGCGGAGAAATCTTTGTTCGGTATAGCATTTCACATTTGATATAGTTTCCAATTCCAGCAAATAATCGCTGATCCATTAGTGCCTCTACAATAGTTTTATTTGGAACCCTTTCAAATGATCTTAACGTATTAAATACAGTTGCTGTTTGGTCATTTAATGCGTCAACTCCTAAGGTTTTTAATTTTGCATCCAATTCAACTTTAGTTGCAAATTTAAGTGTTCCAAATCTCCTCTGATCAATGAAAAATAGCTCTAATCCATCATCAAATACTAATTTAATATGAGCATGTGGTTTTTGATATATTGACCAAAACCCGCTCATACCCAGGGTAATCCAGATTGACATGCCTGCCTCTAATTCTAACCAGATGAATTTGCCTTTAACTCCGCCTCCAACTACCTCCAGGGGCAGTTCTAGGGCCTCCAGGCCACTTGGTGGAGTCTTTAGGAAGCGCCCTCCAAGTATTTCAACATTAGTTAATTTCTTATTTATGCAATAATTCCGCAAACCTTCATATACTCGTCTGCACTCTGGTCCTTCTGGCATATCTTTCTTTTTTGATATTATACCCAATCCGCGCAAATAAATAACTACAAAATAGATCTATTTAAAATGATTTACAATTTCAAAGATTTCGTTACTAAGGTTGACGAAAACGTAAACTCAGCAGAGTTTTTAAACAAATTTGGCTTGACTGAAGAAGAAGATGCTGCGGCTGCTGATGCTCCAGTTGAAGACGATATGCCTAAAGAAGATGAGGCTCCATCTGAAGATGAAGCATTAGAAGCTTTCAAAAAAGAACACCTTGATGTAATGTTCAATGAACTTTCATCTGATGATTTCGATTCATTTTACTCTAGCGAATTTAAAGAGTGGAAAGAAATGGAAGATGGTGAAGAAAAAGAAGCTAAGAAAGAAGAAATCCTTAACAAAATCAAGGATATGTTCCAATTAAGCACTGAAGAAAAAGAAGAGGCTCCAGCTGAAGACGAAGATGCACCAGCTGACGAACCTGCTGCTGAAGAAGCTCCAGAAGCATAATTAAATTTTTCCTATGAAATCTCAACAAAAAGCAAAGCTTAAAGAAGAGGGTACTAAAATAGTTGAATTTGCAAAAGCAAATAAAAGCAAGTGGCGCTATATTCTATATGTAATAGGTGGACTATTTGTTCTTTATGGATTAATTTATGTTTTTACTCCAAAGCCTCAAATGCCAGTAGAGTATAAAGCAATAATTGATTCGTTAACTGTTGCAAATAAAGAGTTAGAAGCAAAACAACTTAAAATTGATAGTTCTATTCAGGTTTATGAAACTGAAGTAAAGGCAATTGATTTTCAAGTTGACCATATTAAAGAAAAGACTACAATTATTCGTGAATTTTATCATGAACAAAGTGCAGCTGCTTCTGGTTATACTCCAACTCAAGTAGATTCATTTTTTAAAGCTAGATACAATTATTAATATGAAGAAGCTAATTTTTATACTTGCGTTATTTCCAGTTTTTGCATTTGCTCAAACTGCTCCACAAGATACAGTTAAAATTCCAGCTCCTGTTGCAAAACAGATTGTTAAGGATTTAATTGGTGGTGATAGCGCAAAGGCAGAACTTAAACTTGCAAATGAACAACTTGTTTTACTTAATCAAAAAATAGTATTAAAGGATAGTATCATTTCAGGACATGTTCAAAAAGGTGTTATGTATGAAGAGCGTATTAAAAATGAGCAATTGAAGTTTGAAACTCAAGGTTTATGGGTTAAAGATCTTCAAAAGCAAAATAAGAAACTTAAAACTAAATTAACATTCACTAAAATTATTGGTGGAGTTCTAGTTGGTAGTTTAGGATATCTCTATATTATGAAATAATTCAAACCTTACTAAATTAAAAAAGGGACAGCTTTTCAGTTGTCCCTTTCTTTTTTACATGGCATGCAAGATTATTCGATAATTCCAAGGATTTTGGATTCTTGAACTGATTCAACAGTCATTGCTGAAATTCCATCTCCAAATCTAGCTCGGATTTTTGCTTCTGCATCAGATACAGAGTTAGCACTTACAACATACAATTCTTTAATGAATTTACGTTTACCACTTTCGGTTTCGGTCTCAAATTTGATTCTTACTAAATAATACATAGCTTTTAATTTATAGGTTATTCTACTTTAACATTGATTTAAGTTCTACCAAAACTTCTTCGTTTGTATGACCAGCTCTGACCATTTCATACATTTTATCAAGCATATCGACTGAAAGACTATCGCCCATTACTGCATCAATTTTTTTAATTGCTACAAATTCACGAGGGCCTGTAAATTTTTCAAGTCGCTCAATAAAATCTTTTGGATCTGGAATAAAATATTTGTTAAATCCCATGCTTATGATTTAAGGTAATCGTATGTGCCTTTAATATTGGCATTTAAAAATTTACCAAAGGACTCAGCTTCACACAATTCAGCGTAAACTGATTCTGAAACTCCAACATAGGTATAGGTTGAACCGCTTTTAAATTGAACATATAGTTCGTTTAGGGCAGGGTCGTAGCCAAATGCATCAATTGTTGATGACGTTACAGAAGTTAATTCTACATTCATAGCGATAAGTTTATAGAGATAATATACTAAGAACTCTTAGGTTTTTCTCTAAAAAATAAAAAATAAAGTCCAAAAAAGAATGCCGATAGGCAATAGAAAATAGCGTCCGTAATCCAATAAGAACCTGTCCATTTCATTACTAGAGCAAAGAGGGCATCGAATCCAAGAGGGTTGAAGAATGTCGCCAGGATCAGGATCCATGTCCCCGTTAGCCTCTTCCGATTGTGTTTTAATTTGGCGAATACTGTCACTTTCCATGGTGTTAGGTATTTTCTCAGTAGAGAAAAGGATTAATTGAATAAACTGAGGATTTGTAAAAATCTTAATTATTTATTACCACTTAGGTTCTTCTAATGGACAAGACTCCCCTTTAGTTGCAGTCTTTGCAAAAATATAGCAGCCGCATTCTCCGCACTGTCCACTGGCTCCAAGAAATTTATCACACTCATAACAAATAGAAAGTCGTTCATTACGAATATCATCTCCAACAAATAGCTCGTCAAAGATTCCCTTAATTTGGGTCCTAACTTCTTTAGATTTACAGTTCTTGCAATCGCTCATGTTCAAGTTGAATATAATTTTCTAATAGAGTATTATACTGCTCACGATACTTTAGAACAGCCAAGTCTTTGGCTTTTGCCTCAACCTCAATATCTAGAGTCAATCCATATGGATTAATTTTTTCATAGATATAATCAGCATGGGATCTAGCAATAACTGACGAATCTTCAAATGTTTTCTTTGAACTAGAATAGTGAGTTAGTGGAGTACAAGACCAAGTAGATGCAGCAAGTTTTAGTGCAGCTTCTTCGGTTAGTCCACTTGTATTAAATCGATGATGATGGAAATCAAATGTAATTGGAGTTCCAATACGAGCAGTAACTAAGTCAAATAGATCTTGAACTGAATATTGAGTAGCCTTATCATCATTTTCGACAACAAGGCGGCTTTGCGCAGAGCTGCTAAGTAGACTAAAATTTTGGCAAAAGCGGTCGGCCGCTGCTTCCTTGTCACCATAGGTTCCACCTACATGGATATTGATTGGAAATTGATGAGTAATTGGTAAACCCATAAGATCCATAATTTCTGCATGCTGATTTAAATCTTTGACAGTTTTTGTAACAACGCTTGGATTTGGCGAAGGTAAAACGTCGAATTGACCAGGGTGCATCGATAACCTGATATTATTAGCTAGTACAAAAGCACCGATTGCTTGCATATCTGGTAAAATTTCCTTGAAATTTGGAAGTTCTTGAATTTTGTATTCTGACATCCATGGAAAAACGTCGCTTGACATACGATAAACATATATGTCATTTGCTAAGTTCCATTCTAAGATAGTTAGAATATCCTTGATATTTTGATGGGCCAACTCGCCACAATATTGCACACCCTTTTGCTGAAAGGTTTTTTTAATCATTCCACGATTTGCAGTAACTTTTCTATCTAGTGATAGGTTAATGCAGCAATATCCAAGGCGAGTTGTTTCATTTATCATATAACTAATATACTAAAGATTCTTCATTTTTGTGAGCTCTTCACACTTTTCAAATTCTTCTTGACCCTCAAAGTAGTTTATCATTTCTACTATAAGATCAGCCTTTTCCTTTTCATCAAATGGAATATCATCTGGCCAAGTAAAATTATTAGATAGAAGGTGTTTATACATTTCTTCTATCATATCAATATACATGCTTTCTAGAGCAGCTTTATAATCAATTACTCGCATTCTGATAATTATTTGTAGCTTTACGAATAACTTCAATTACATCAATTGCGTCATCTACTCCATCATGAGTTACATGATTTTCAAGGCCAATTCGCTCTTTACATTTTCCAAGACCAGGTAAAGACTCATCATTTTTCCAATCGGTAACTAATACAGCTGGATCAATAATACGATTACGAATCTTGATTTTAGTATTCCAAGTTGGAATTAGGGTTTCCAACCAAACTTTATCGAATGATGCGAAGTTTTTACCTGCTGCATTAATAACAACTCGGTCTCCATCGACTTCACAACCATGAAACTGCAACCAATTCGCAAATGCAGTTGCAACCATTTGTGGAGTTAAAATATTATGTTTCTTACGATAATCTCCGCGATCTTCTTTTCGAATCTTATCCATATCGGCAATAATCTTAATAAGATTCATATTCATATTAATAGCAAAGGCCGAACCTGTATATTGAGGATGTTCAATTACACAATTAAATTTAGGCAATTCGGAAATTGGCTTAACATCATTTGTGTCCTCAATTACTGCACCAATCTGTAGGATCTGACATGTTTGTGGATCCAGTCCAGTGGTTTCTAAATCAATTGATACGTATTTCATTTCTTAAATTTTATTATAATATACTAATCTAATATGTCCCATGGTAAGTCATCGTCTGCAATTGGGGCGGACTTTTTAGGTGTACTTGGAGCATCACCGAACAGATCGTTCATAATTTCATCATCAGTCATGTCCTGTTCATCCAAAATACCATTTGATTTTGTAACATGAATTTGAGTTGCTTCAATCGTATTGAAGTATTTGATTTGACCGTTTGGACTTTCCCATTTACGACCAGCTAATTTATAACCAACTTGAATTTGATCTCCAGTGTTTGCAAAATCTAACATTTCACATTTTTCTTGAATTGCAACAAACGTTACGTACTGTGGGTACTTATCATTAGTTCCAACTACAAATTCTCTTTTCTTAAATTTTGCTGATACAAATTGGGTTTCGTCTACCTTAATTAAGGTTCCACTAAATGTTGACATATTAAAAGTTTGGGTTTGTTATTTTTAAATCATAATTATTAAATCCAGCAAAGAGCTCTCTATCTGCTTCTAGTCTAGCATCAACTGTATGACCTGGCATTACTCTTTCTCCAAGTCTTTCTCGACGAATCTCTTCATCAATATCAAAAAATATTACAAAGGATTTTGCACGATCTTCTGGTGAAAGGTGAGATAGACCACTTGGTGTCATAATAAAAACATCATCTCTATAGAATTGTTTTAGGGTTGTTCCATATGTCCATCCATTAAAATCAATTACCTCGTAAAACTCATCTTCATCTTTCATTGCTTTACACTGATCTTGACTTAAAAAGAAATAATCTTTTCCATCGACTTCTCCAGGTCTAGGAGGTCTTGTTGTATAACTTACTGCGTAAGTCATGCCTCTTTCTTCAAGGCGTTTGCGCATAAAATCTTTACCTGATGCGCCAGGTCCTACTAAAATAATTCTTGGCATTATATTGTTCTTGTTTTTTCGTAAATTGCTTTAATAACTGGAAATCTTAAAGAATTTTGACCATGCTGATCTGTAGTTTCTTCAAAATATTGAACTGTAATTGTTTTACCTACAATTTGATCAGGGTTTTTATAAAATTGACGACGTTGTTCTATTGAAAAGCCTGATCCAACTCTAACTTGATTTCCTTTATGTGTAATAAAAACGTTACCTAACATTTCTTCTTCAACTTCGCGGCCATCTTCAATAACTCTGTGCGTTGAATTTTCAACTCCCTCTACAATGTATTCAGCATCATAGAATTTTTTAACTTTAAGAATCTCATCGCTACGTTTTCCAATATATGGAGTATCTTTTCTTAGCATTAGTCCTTCCCAACCTTGAGCAGTTGAATTAGTAATTTCAGTTTGAAGTTGCTCTTCAGATTCAATTAAGGTTTGCTTTAAGATAGTCGTATTGATTAAGTCAATTCCACTAAATAATAGAGCAGCTATTGTAATACGGTCCCTAAATTTTCGATCAGTTGATGAAGTTTGACTATTAAATTCTTCTAGAGTTAGGCAGTCAAATACTAAATATTTTGGATTTTTAATTGTATGATTTTTTCTACCAATCTCTTTGATAATTCCCTGAAAATCTTCTTGACCAGAGTCATTCATCATACAAACTTCACCATCAAGAACCGTATCAATTAGGTTTAGTCTCTTAATGTCGGCTTTTAGTGTATCTAGAGTTAAGAATTCATTACCACCTCTTGAAAAGAATTTAACATCTCCCTTATCATCAATTATAGTAATACAACGAACTCCATCTAATTTACGACTCATATACCAATGATCTTCTAATTTGACCTTCTTTTTTGTCTTATCATCATATGGTAAAGCTAGAGCAACATCAAAGGTTGGAATAGTTCCAGGCAATACTGAATTAATTAGAGTAGTAGTTGCACGAGTTTTTAAGTTGCGATCTAAGATACTATAGATCACTTCTGAGAACTCCAAATTTTCTGCTATAAATCCATTCACATAGGCAATTGCAGTGTTGCCAGTGATACGCCTGTCATTCAGGTCATCTAGAAGAGAGAATATATCAGTATAGCTTGGAGTTGATAACTCTGAATGCTTTTTTAGATTAGCTGGCGTAACATAATACTGTTTAAATGGAGAATAGGTATACTCCAAAATCTTTTTAAGATATGGGCTGCTAAATTGCAGAAGGACTGCTTTTTTATCGTTGGTCGATGAAGTTATGTTCATTGCCTCGATAAAGTCCTGGATTGATTTAAGATTATTCATATACTTATTATACAAAAAAGGAGACCAAAAAGGTCTCCTTTGACATATAAAAGACGCCAGTAAATTAGGCGGGAGTTTCTTCGGTTTGCGGTACCGCATTCTCAGCTGGAGTTTCCAAAGTCTTAATTGCTTTGTCTAACTCATGAACTTTAGCATATGCGCTATTTAATTGAAAAGAAACTTTGAATAGTGCTTGTGCATTGTGTAAACCTGTGAATTTTGCACGGTTTAGGAAATACAAACAAGATTCAATACATGCAGCTGGCAATCTAACTGGGCTAACCTCAGAGTTTTTACCTTCGCCTTTATGGTTTTCAATTTCTCCCAATAACATGTTGTGATTTTGTAGAATAACGAAAGCTTCGTTAGGTCCAGTAAATTCAACACTATTTTTTAGGAAATTTCTCAACCACTTAAGATCGTCTTGAGTCATTGATGGAACATCAAAATGACCACGTCTTTGTGCTTTAAGTTTTTCGATTTCAGATAATTCTTGTTGAGGCTCTTCTACCTCTGGAGTTGCATCAGTAATTTGATCAACTTGTTCTAAAATTTGCTCGTCTTGAGTTACAGTTTCGTTTGACATAAATATCTTTGTTTTTGTTAAGATATTATACCAAACTCTATTCGATAGTTTCAATCAAACGCTGAGCAATTATCTGTTGAGAACGGGATAATTTATCAATAGCTTCTTGAATTGGAATAAATCCAGCCCAATCTACCTCTTCGGCTTGTAGTTGTTCTTTAGGTACTTTCGGCGAAGCAAGGCCAATTTGTTCAAGACTCTCAATGTATACCTCAAAATAAGCGCAGCGAGAGTGAGGAATACCGCGACGGTAAAATACAAAATATTTCTCATTTTTATCAATTAGTTCTGGATTTACCGTAACCCCGGTCTCTTCTCTAGTTTCACGAATTGCACAAGTTAGAAGATCTTCGCCTGGTTCAATTCCGCCTTTGGGAATTCCAAACGGTTGATTCTTCCAACTTGCGTTCGATGGATGAATTAATAAAAGTTTTCCTTCCCAGATAATAGCTAGGCCGGCCGCTCTAATTTCAAGCTGCTTTTCGCTTTCTGCTAAATAATCTGTGAATGTAAAAATCATTTGTTTAATTCATCTTTCTTTTTTTGAATATACTTTGCTTTATTAATTTCGCTACGACGCTTCACGCTAGGCTTTTCAAATTCTTTACGATCTCTTAAAAGTTGCAATTGCTTAGTATCAGCAACCTTTCTTTTTAATTGTTTAAGAGCTCTTTCTAAAGACTCTGAATTTCGTATATCGATTATTAGCATATTATGATAATTCTAACATTTTCTTAGCGCCATCTGAAATAGTTCCTCTTAGTGCAGCGCTAAATAATTGTACAATTTTTCCTGCTTCTGGGGAATCTACTTCATCTGCAATCGCAGCATCTACTCCAAGCTTTGTATCAATAATACCAAGCGTTTGTAAGTCTTTCCAAGCAGTTTCAACATTTAATAATCCCTTTGGAGTTAATACCATAACTGCCATAATTGCATTAACTTCTTCATCAGCAGAAACCCAACTATCATCAATTATTGACCAAATTGTTTCTGCCCATTTTTTAGCATCATCTCCAACTGGTTCATATGAAACCAATGAATTTGCAGAAGGGACTTTGCTTTTTAAATATTGTGTGTCCTCATCACCTTCCGACGCCCAATCTGGATTCCAATTCAAGATTCTATCCATTACTCGACCGGCAGGTTTTCCACCAATGAATGGAGCATATCCAAAATCTCCCCAAGTCCATGCATCCATTTCCGCGTATGTACTAGCTGCATCTTGTGTAAACATATCCCAATAGTCATCTTTACCAAATGCTGCGACTAAGAATTTTTTTGCAGCGTCTGCATTTAGATTATTCTGAATAATCCAGTATATTGCAGCTTCGGTTGCATTATGCACAACATCTTCATTTGAGTTTGACCAATAGTTAGCATTTGCTCTAATTGCAGCCGAAACTGTTTGAGCAACACTTTTTTCCTTATCGGCCGCACTTGTACTCGATGGCAAGTTTGATTTTGGCTGTTTAGTAGTCGGATCGATTGCAAATTTTCCAGATGCAATATCAATAACTTCAGATATTTTACCATCTGTACTTTTTGTCGTAATCTCTTTATCAGTTATTGAATAAGTTCCAGAATAGGCGACCTTTCCGCTTCCATCATTAATATAAACGACTACCGTTAGAGGTTTTGATCTAAAATTATATGAGCGACCTGCTGATAAAATATCAATGCTTACGCCATTTTCCTTTTCAGGTTTTTCTTCAGTAGCATTGTATACACTAGCTAGCCTAGTGTTAGGCATCTTTAGAAGTTTATCCATGATTGCTTGATCTGGCGCAGTCGTAGCAACAGCAGGCGGTGGAGTTTCCGTTGTAGGGTCTTCTTTAATTGTAGTAAGCTTAGGATTAGTATTAGTAGCAGGAGGGGTCTTTGTTGCATTAACACCACGTCCGCCTGAACCATCTTGTTCATTAATAAAATCCTTAAATGTTTTAATAACTCGCATTGTTTTTGATATTTTTAATATTTATTAAATTGTTGCTTTTTGTAGAGATTGTTCAATTTCAGTTTTAACTGCATCATTAAAACTTCCACCATTTTTTATACCAAATAGGTATGAACAAATATCCTTAAATCCTTGTGAATTGTAGGATTTTCCATGTTCAAATGGACCTTTTTTGGAAATAGCATCAAGACAATTTTGATAGACGTTGCCACCCATAATAGATTTTAACATATCTCTAACGCCAGAATCTGTAGCTAAATCAAATTTATTACCGGGATTTGGGAAATCTGCTGGAAATCTAGCTATAACACCAGATGCAATTTTTAATAGATCTGCTTCATTTTTAATTGATGTATCAGAGGTTGTAGTTTGATTAACTGGATTAACTACAGGAGCAACTGTTCCACCAGCTTCAGCTAATGCTACCTTTAACGGCTTTTCAACTAAAGTTGGAACAACTTCATTTTCAATATTAGATTGAACTATACGTTTGGCATTTAGACAAATAATAATCCACGCTTCAACCATAGTTTTAAATAATCCACTAGAAAGTTCTGACGTATTGGGCGCTGCATAATTACTATCATACTTTCCAGCCATGCTAATAAGCTTAGCAATCATTGAGCTCAAATCAGTTGTATATTGAGTTGGATTACCTGGAACACCAAGCGAAAAATCTGCAGGTGGCAAACTTACCATAAAGCTCCAAAAAATTGGAGAAATTTTTCCAGTTTGATTAACCAATTGAGTTTGTCCACCAATTGATTGTAGTATAGGTTTAATATAAACCTGGTGAACAAACTGGCGATACCAATCAGATGCCGTTCCATCTATATCCAAGAAATATGAAGCAGTTATTGCAGCAGATTGATTCGATCCAGCAGTTGAGCTTGTAGTTTGTGTAGATGGTGTAGATTTTGCATAATACTGTGATGCATCTTCTGATGACATTGCAAAAGCAAAATGATCTTCGATCTTTGGTAAGTGCTTATCTTTTGGGATAAGTGCTATATCAATCTTTCCAGGTTTAAATAGAAAAATACTACCTGAGGTTTCAGCTAAATCTTTACCAAACATTCTATTGTTTTGAGTATTACCGGGTTTTTGGAATATTCCAAGTACTGTATCTTTTCCACTCTCATCAAGCGTATCTAGTAGAGAATCTGTGGTTTTATGTTCTAGTGACTTTATTGCATTTGCAAAATTTTCAACATTACCTAAAAGCTGATTATCTTGTGGCCAACTGTATTGATATGTCCATTTAACTAAAATTTCGTCAGTTGGTGAAGATTGCGAACCAGTTATTTTAATCTTAGTTTTAGAAAAGTCAAATTTCTCAAACAGATTTGATAGTTTATAAAGTTTTTTCATATAATATTAGTACATCATTTTCAATAAATCTTCCTTAGTAACTCCCATACCAAAGAAATCTGGAGTATAGGTTGGATTTTTATCCAATTTAGCAAGTTCGCGTTTAATTCGATCTGCTTCGTATGGAGATGGATAAAAACTAATTGCACCAGTTGTTATAGTATTACCAACCGTACGTTTATAATTAGTTTCATAGCTAGATAAAGATTTTTTAACATCGCTCTTTACATCTGCATATGAAACATCATTTACTGTAATTGCACCAAGTAGATACCATAAACCTCCATAGGTAATATCTTCTTCTATTCTAGCCTCTGCAACTTCAATTGGAGTTGCATCAGCCGGTAATTTTACCAACATACCAGCAGATGAAATAACTGGAGAAATTCCAACTGCAGCTAAAGTACCGTCTACTTCTTCTTGATTTCTGATCGAAGCTTCGCTAGAAGCACCAGCTGCTGCAAATGTTTCCCTTGGTCCAGCTTTAGCCAATGCGCTATCTGAAGGTGGAAATGATGCAGTTAATGCAAGATCATCTGCTATTTTATTAATGTGACTTTTACATACATCAACATAGCTTAAAGGTCCAAGCACCGCATTTCTTTTTCCAGTAGGTTTAGCCTTTAGGTCATTAAGCTGTTGGTCTAATTCAGAAGATACTGAATTTTCTTTAGCGTCAATAGGTTCAGCTGCGTCTTGTTCCATTAAAAACTTTGGTCTAGATAAAATAAATTTGTAAGATTCATTTTTTGGAAGAGCCCCTGGTGAAAACTTCATAAGTAAAGCTTCAAGACCTCCAACATTACCTTGACCAAGATCTGCAATCGGGCAACGCATAGGTGCGCCGATTAAGTTTTTTAATATAATAAGTTTATTTCTAAATACTCTAGCTGCTCTAATAGATTGTGACCACTTTCCTCCAATTTTTGCAATATCATCAAAGTGTTTAATTGCAGCTTGACCGGATTTGGCAATATCTACATATACTTCTGGATTTTTTGCAAGTAGTCTATACATGCCAACTACACCTGGACCAGCTTCTTCTAATTTAGCAAGGGTTTTAGGATTTGCTAAAATACCATTAAAGAACTTACTTAATTTTGCTGGATCGTCTGAAATTTCAGTAATTAATCTAGCACTAAAGTGTGCGCCCTTTGTTGTTGCAATTTCAGCAGCATTTCCAGTTAATCTAACTAAGTCTTCTGCTGGAATATCATCAAGTTTTTTTACTCCAGCAAATAGCATTTCTGCTTTACGGCCTTCTATCCAAAGAGGCTTCATTTCCTTTAATTTAACAATATCTTCTGCTGTAACTGGTACACCTTTAACCTGTTTAACTTCAGTCCAAGCTTTAACATAATCATCATAGCCAGCACTCAATGCCTTTTCAATTGTTTTTGCATCTTTCTTAAGAAGGTCATCTGCAATTTTAACATTTGCATCTAGCACATCAATTAAGCGGCCATTCTTTACAAATTGACCTGCTCCAGGCAATCCCTTTTCAATTCTAGTTTGAAGAATTCCTTCTAATCTTGTTACTTCAGCAGTATTTCCTGCAGCTTTGGCTGCAGTCAATTCATCTCCTAATTTAGTAATTAAACCTGCATTCGCATCTACTACCTTTGATGCATCGCCAGCTTTGATTGCAGCGGTAATATCATCTGATCCTTTTGATATTAAATTAATATCATCAATTGCTGAATCTAAGTTTTTAGTGATTGGTGTAATTGCACTATCTAACCAAGCACCTAATTTCTTTCCAAGACCGCCAAATACAATACTAACTGGCCAAGTTCTAAGAATTGCTTCAAAGAAACGTCCAACTGCTTTTGCAATTGCAACAAACATAGATGCAACTGGCTTAGCAACTTTCATAATCTCCATAAATTTAGATAAGGTATCTGGGGATTCTTTTGCTAAAGCTTTTACTAAACCTTTATCAGCCTTTCCAGTCTTAAATGCAACCTCAGCAATTTTATTAATTTTGCTAAAGCCCTTTCCTAATTTTATCGTTTTTGCAAGATCTCCAATTCCAGGAATAACTGCAGCGATTGTACTAATTAAAGCTGAGCCGTATTGTCCTTCGAACAAATACATTATTGCGTTAAGTCCATCAAATACCATACCGGCAGTTAATGGTGGAACGATTGGTATATCAAATAATCCAAGTATATCTAAAAGTAAATGGATAATTCCAGAAGGGGAACCATCTTCAGTTAGAGCATTCCAAATAGAACGTAGACTATCAAAAAAGTCTTCATTAACTGAATAATATTGATCAAGTACTGACTCAATTTTAAAATTTGATTCGGTGAATAGCGTTACCCCGCTTGTTCCCATTGCATATAAAATATGCTCTAATTTAGATTCTTCGGTAAAGCCAGCTGACTCTAACTCAGAAGAGTATTTTTGGGAGTTTTCAATAAACTCATCAGAAACTGATTCTGGCAAAACCGGTTGGATTTTGTCCAGCATTTCCATTAGGTCTGCACCAATTTCATTTAGAAATTCAAGTGCTGGATTTGCAAAAGTTGATTCATTAATTAGAAACTGATCTCTGCTTAAAATATATTTTGATGCCATTTAATAGTAAGGCCATTTTTCTTTATTTATCTAAATGGAAACAAGTTTGAAATACATTTAGAGTAGATGGAAGCTCGGTCAGAAGGGCTCGAATCTTTAAAAAATGCTAAGATTTCCTCAAGTTTACGTAAATCTGTGAATCCTAGAGCTTCATGAATACGATTATCCATATAGGAAACAGGAATTGCTCCAAATATAAGACTTTCGTATACTCGAGCAGGATAAAATCCTCGCTCTACATATAAGTCCTTTGAAATATTTAGACTAATAGTTGAACTTGCATATTCATTCCAAATATCAGTACGATCTGTCCTTTTTATTAGTTTAATATTTTTTTCATGAAAAGCCTCAGCTAAGGTTGGGTCAAGCTTTCCAGCAATAGATACATCATACTTCTTACCAGTAAACGACTTAAAATCAGCTGACCCCTTTATTGCATCTACTACAATTGGGTTTTTTGCATGACCTGCTTTATAGTTACCAAATGAAATATTACCATAATAGAAAACTTTATCATTTCTTTCAAATCTGTCAGTTTCTTCTAACCAAACCTTTTCGCAGGCTTTAATAAAGTCCTTAGACACATTTGGATAATCAATTGATGGAATTTCAAATGTTATTCCATGGGACTTACAAAAATCAACAAACTCTGGATCAAGTGAAAGATCTGTATCTAATATTACAACTTTATGGGCTTGGCCAGTTTGGATTGCTGCACTAATTAATAGTTCAAACTGTTTTGCATCAGTTAACTGCTTAGTTAAGGTTGAAAGATTTCGGAATCTTGCCTTTAGGAAGATCTTATCATATCGACCCTTTTCAATATTTTCTGCAACTTTACCAAACCCTAAATTATATGATCTGATTCGCTCTTTAGTAAATCGTTCAAAAACTGGAGTTACTGGGCTTTTAGGCCAAACCGGAGATTTATGCATTTCACCAACTTGATCATGTGATAAGTAGGAATAAAAATCGACCTTATCAATATGGTGATGATTACATAACTGATCAATCAAACCGATTTGATAAAAAGTATGGCCTGGAATATCAGTTGAAAAATCTCCAAGATATCCAAAATATGCATAAAGTGCAGATGGGGTATTCATATTTTTATTATACAATAATTTCATCATAGGATTACAAAAAAGGCCGAGTTTCCTCGGCCATTGGGTCTAGATCAAACTTAGATTAGCCTCGCTTTACTGCTGCAAAGTGGGTAATCCAAGTTTTAGTATTTTCAACATTAGGGCAAACATAGATATCGTCAAAATTTGCTTTAAAGATATCCAAGATTTCATTGAATTTTTCAACGCGGCCCTTTGATAAGTTACGATAGTGGAAGTGATATTCAACAATTGCAATTCTGATATTTGACCAGTCTTCTACAGATTTGATCAAATCATATTCTGCACCTTCAACATCCATTTTTAAACAAGTTGCCTCTTTAAGAGCTTCGCTAAAGTTTTTAGCGGGTACTGTTACTTGAGTACGGCCTCTAACTGGAAGTAATGAGTGTTTACCTGAATCCCATGCCAAAAAGAAGTCTACATTTTTTGTATCATCATTTGGTACAAGAGCAGCCTCAATCATTTCGCATCGATCGGCAACTCCATTTTCTCCAAGATTTAATTCGGCAAACTCAATATTATTACGGAATGGTTCATATGACAAAACCTTCTTGATACGAGGAAACTGTGTTAAGAGTCTGGTTGCAAAAACTCCAATATGACCTCCAGCATCTAGCCATACATCCTCTTGATTTAAGTTTTCTAACTCAAATTGATGACCATTAGTATTCCAATCGGTTCTAAATAATGGGCTAAAGTATTCGCCGCCTGTAGCAGTTTTACTGATGTTTTGATTAATATTGTATTTAACTTCATCTTCTGAACGTACAAATAAACTGTAATTAAAATACGGTGTGTCTTTTTTAGTATGGATTAGGAGCCCGCGCTCTCTAGCTTCTTCTAGACTAATCAATACATCTGCTGTTTTCTGTTTTGCCATGTAGTTACTTTAAGTATGTTTAGATTATTATACTAATAAAAAAGCCCGAGTTACCTCGGGCTCATAAAAATATTTAAATATTCTAAAGATTACATAGTTTCAACTTCTGGCATAATCTCGTCTTCTTTAACGGTTTCGCCATTACTTAATTGGTATAAACCTTGTGCAGTAACTCCGCTAATGTTAACCGGTTCGCCATTGTGCATTACACTTTGACCTACTGTGTATTTAGTACCATTTGCACCTAACATAGGATCAGTCTCTAAACTATCATCTAATGAAAGATATTCATCTTTAAGACCTACGATGCTTGAATTAATTGTATGCTTAAGAGTTTCAAGTTGATCTTGAGTTTCTTCATCTGCATCAGCAATTACTGACTCTAATTGAGAAATTGACTCTTCTAATTTAGCAATATCAGATTTAATTACAGCTTTTCTTTCGTTAACGCTCTTAATAAATTCTTGTCTTTCAGAAAGTTGGATTGCAAAAAGATCGCTTACATCATATTTAAAGGTTTCAGCAACATATTTGTGGAATCCTAAAGTATCATATTTCTTAAGACCTTGTCTGTCTAAAACAAAAATACCAGATTTTTCAGTATTGATTGCATAGCTTTGAGCTCCTTCAGTAACAAATCTTTGAACAAATTCAAATTGAGCAATCATATTTGCATTTTCTAAAATCTTTGCAATATTTTGCTTAAATGAAATTGTTTCAACTACTAAAGTTTTATAGATTTCTGAACTGTTTAAGTCTTCTGCAACCTTACCATTGATTTCAAATGAAACTTCACCGTCTGGAGAAACTTTAAATGCAATCGTGTTTGCTTTACCTTTAGCTTCAACACCGTGCTCGGTTGGTTTAAAACCTAAATCAGTATAAGCCTTTGCAGTTTTAGTAAATTCATCTTCTTGTGGAAGAGCTGAGAAAGGAACCACTTCTGCTTCTTCTTCATCATTCATATCGATAATATGATTCTCAATTAAAACTCTAACACCCTTATCAGTTCTAGTATAAACTCCAACTACTGGATTAATTTTAGTAGAACCGTTTCCTGAACCTAAATTAAAACCTCCGTTTTGAGAAGATTCAAATTGAGAAAGTCTATTTAATAAGTTTTTAATAACTGGTTGCGTAGTAGCTTCAGCAAGGATCATAGTTAAAGCATCAACTGAAGTTCTACCTTCAAGAATTGCTCCTTCTAATTTTTCACAAACTTGAGAGTAATATGCATTTGGAGCTTTCTTTAACTCGGCAATCGTATTAAAGATTGCAAGTGTAGCTCTATTTTCTGCAACGTATTTAGTTAAATCTGCAACTACTGATTTAACAGTAGCGTCAAATGAGAATGGAGAAAGTTTAGCAATAACTGATTCAATAATAATTGGCTCAGGGTTTACTGAAGCATATCTTTCAAGTCCAGTTACAACAGTTTTAAGAATTGGATCTGCATATGCAGCCGATTCTTTAATTTGTGCAATCTTAGGAAGAATTGCAGCACCGCTTTCAATCATTTTTAACTTTTTTGCAGGTGTGTTTGATAATTCATTAAATTTCTTAACGATTGTATCAAGCTCAGTATTTTGCAATTTTTCACTAACTTCAGCTAGATCGGCTAGCGCCTGCTCGATGTTGCCAGAAGCATTAACGTTGGCTTCAAGGCCAGCGACGAACATCTGTAGCATTCTGCTCTCAGATACAGCTTTAGCTGTTTTTAATTCTTGGATTAAGTTTTTTGTTAAGTCGTTCATTATAGACGATCTATTTTTTGTTATTTATCTGTGCCTTTTAATAAGAATACATTAAATTATTCCATAGTTAAGCTATTTGCCATCTTATTATGGGAGATTGCTCTTTCTACAACATATGTATGGGCATCTTCTACTTCAATTTTTATTACTTCGGCCTCTCCAATTGATTCGATTGATGAAATTTCAACCAAGCCATCCAAAGTTTCAATTAGGTCTCCTACTGCAAGATCAGAAATTCTAACGTATTCCTCATCTACTGTTAAGAATTTATGACTTTCTGATACATCAACTGAGTGCTCTCCAAATTTAACTCTAACAACTGGCTGAATAATAGGTTCAGCTGATTCAATCGCATAGTAACCCCATTCTCCAGTATGTTCGTGAATTGTATAGATTTGAGTACCTTTTACCAATTCGCCAGCTTTGATCCAAGAGTCTTCTCCAGTTAAAATTAGCATGCTTGGAACTGGGCAACCTCCACCATAACCTCCACCTGAACCGCCATATGCACCAGTTGAACCATATCCACTGCTGTATACTGGGCGAGTAAGTTTAACTGGATTGTCAGTTGCAGCAACATCTCTAATTGAATTAGCTGATGCCGAAACTGTTGCTTGAACAGTTGATGCTTTTAAGTTTGTATTTTCAGCTTCAAGTTGAGATATTCTTTCCTTAAGTGATGTGATTGTATCTGCTAAATCTACCTGTTTTTTAGCATCAAGTAACTCAGCTGAATTATCATCGGCAGCTTTTGTAATATCATCAGATTTATACCATTTTCCAGTATAAAGCGCTGAACGGCTTCCATCCTTTCCTACCGTAACTATATAGAATTTAGGATCATCTAAGCTTTGAATTTTAGCAGTAGTTGTTGCATCAACTTTAAAAAGTATTTCACCAAGATCTGAATTAACTTGATCTTGACTTGTAATATTGCTTATGCTTATCTTAGATGCAGCTGAGCCAAATACTAATTCAAACCCACTAAATTGAGTTAGATCCATGTTATTTAGCTTAGTTGTTCCTTGATTAGTAGTAGATTCAGTTTTTACCTGAAACTTAAATGTATTATCAAATGGAGTTACCGCAATTGATAACTTACCTTGACCAAATGCAAGATCTAGCTTTTTACCAGATCTAACTAAGTGATTGACTTGAGAAACTGCAATTGTATTTTGTGTGTAAAAAACTGGAACGTATTGAGTAACGGTATTAGTTATTACAGTTGGCTCAACGGTTGGCGTAGTTATTGCAGTCGCAGTTGATGCAGCAGGTCTAACCATTGAAGGATCACTAAATACCTGAACAGAATCAGTTAATTTCTTTACTATTATATTAGAAATTTTATATGAATTTGGTTTATCTGCAAGATCCAATTTAAGTAAAGATTTACCATACTTATTTGGATTAACTATTGTAAGAGATGCAGTTCTAATAATTTGTTCGTTTGTTACTCTATTTACAAGTCTAACTGAATAGTCGACTACCATTGTAACAGCTTCATTTGCATTTTTAAGAATAGGTCTAAAAACTATAGGTTCATCGAAATTAGTTTCTTGAAAGAATGTTGCATCTCCACTTTTAACAAAGGTTGATCCAATTTGTTCAAATATTGAAAGTTGGTGAAAAATTATCCAACTTTGACCACTTCTTTTTTCTAAAATTCCAATAAATTCTTCTGGAAAACCCTGATTCCATGTTGCAAAAAATTCAAGATAATCTCCATCGACTGCTTCTCTAATTTTTGCTCCAACTAAATCAAAATCATTAGTTTGTGCAATTTGAGCATTGTAGGTACGGGTAATATCTAATGTTGTGTATAATTCGTCTTCAGTTTTTATATCTGGTCCGAATGTACACTCAAATAAATTTATAGTAATAGGATTGTTTTTAACTAACCCTACTCCACCTGTTAATTGATATTCAAATGTATTTGCTTGATTTGGAGAAGTATAAAATGCCTCATCCATATTTTTTATTGATGGAATAATTATGTCAATATATCGGTCATACATCGTATTTCCAATAATAAATGGACGAGTTGTATAGAGTAAAATATCACCAATTGTTGTTGCATTTAACAAAATATTTGCTAGAATTAGTGTATTACCATCGTTCATATCTTGTCTAACTGACAGTGCCATATTGGTAAAATCTGTAAACTGGAATCCTGATGCAATATAGAATCTTGCACGGTCTCCAATGATAGATCCTCCAGGTACAACTGTTTCAGTAAGAGTAGTATCATACTCAGTATAGTTAGGACTATTTTCTGAGTCTAAATAAACAAACCTACCTCCATTGGTAGACAATGGGATAATAGTTAGGTCCTTGATATTACCGGTTTCATATAGTGCAGAATCTGGATTATACACAAATATTTCATTATCGCCAGTTTTTAATGTATAAAATGGCGAAGTTATTAGAATCGGACTTGATGGCGAAAGAGACTCATACTGATACTCTAATAGGCAATATTCCGTTAACTTAACAAATCTAGATTGCATTCGTGCTCTATACTAATTTTTTTGGTTTATGATAACAAATCATTTATCGTGATCTTATTATCGACTTCTCCTATATTATCTATTAGCAAGCGTTCGCGATCTCTCAACGACTCTAGCCTGCTTAATAATATGTCTTTTTGTAATTCCAAACTAGAAGCTAGCATTTCAAGTTTTTCTAATTCTTCAAATATTTGAGAATATTCTGAGATGATTCCCTTAGCTTCTAATTTAATTGTAGATGGTATTTCCATATTATTGTATTTTAACTTTAAGTTGACCGGATTTTATGAAATTTAGCATTTGCATTAGATACACAGAAGAGTTATCATTACCTCCGCCGCCTCCAATCATAATTGGACCATTTGGCGACATTTCATCTTGATACATATTTGAGCTATTCATTTGAGGTTGGCTTGGGTTAACTAAATTAGTCGTGTTATTAACTTGTGGAGCTAGATTAGTTGGGCTTGGGCTAGAAATTGCACTAACTCCACCTACCAGTTCACGTAGTGCGTTAAATGAAGATGCGCCATAGTCAGGTTTAGGTGCTTCATTTACCATTGGTAGAGTACCCTTTTTTGGTTCAGCCAAGTTTTGGGTAACTTGATTAATATTTGATTCACTTGATGTGTTAATTACATTAATTACCTCAGTTGCAAAATTTGAAATAGTATCATTTAATCTAGAAATACTCTCAGATGTTGTATTAATATTTGATTGTTGTTGCTGAACAAGTTCTTTGGTTTTTTGATCTGATAATATTACCATACCAGGCCCTTCTGGATTTTTACCTCCACTCGTTAAACTATCAACCAATCCATCAATTGCTTTATTAATAGAACTATTTGAAGTAGTTTTTTCAATAGGTTCAGTTTGTTTTAAAACTTTAGACGTAATTGACTGAATATCAGTAAGTCTAGTATCAGATAGCCCTTGAATTAATTCTCGAATTTCATCTTTATTACTGGTTATGGTTTCAATTTTAGTAAACCTATTTTCCAAATAGGCTGCAAGTGGATCCAATGCAGTATTTGAATTTTGCTGAGCTGCTAAAAATGTTTGAATATCGTCTTTAATTGAAGAGGATTGTTGGGCCTCTGCTATTTTGGCAAATTCTGCCTGGATTTGACCAAAGTACTCAGCTGGATTAAAATTTGGAAGAGTTAGTTCAGATTCAGTTCTTAACTGGTTTTGGGTAAGACCTGGGGTAGGATCAGGTTCCTTGAAGTCAACCAATCCAGATAGATTTAAATCTATTCCTGGAAGGGTAGGTCCGGCCTGTCCTTCTGCAATCTTAGCAAGATCTATAAAAATTTCCATCTGAGTTTCTTTTTGTTATTTATTGAAAATTTCTAGAAAATTGGCTACTGCAATCTTCCCGGTAAATTTGGTGGACCCTGATCAAGTTCAGCCTCTATCTTAGCATTATTATCAGAAATTTGCTTATTTGTGATAGTAAGATAGATTGAATATTCATAAAATGGAAGACTGTACAGTGTATCTAGTGACTGATTCAGCTTCACCGCCAAGAACTTGTTAGTTTCAAACAAGTTCACTAAATCCAGTTGAAATAAGGAAAAGATCTTTGACAGTGAAGCTGGAGTCCAAAAAAATTCGTGAGTCTATTTTAGAACCACATTTTGGACAATCCGCTTTAAGAATTTGTTTTTTAGACTTTTGTATTTCATCTGCAAATCTTGAAATAAAGGTAAACTTTAGTATATTCCAAGTTAACGAATCTTGATTTAGTATAGAATATGTAGCAGGGGTTAGTGATTCCCAATCTCCAACCAAATACGGAACAATTTTAATAAATGATTTATCGATTGGAGCTCCCTTTGTGGTCAATTCAATTATAATTTCCCTTAATCTCTCCATTGTACCAAGAGTAGGCAAGTATAAATTAAACTCCGCATCCATTTTTTCAGATTTAACTGAATATGATTTAGATTCAGTTGAGTAGAATTGTTCAAGCTCTTCTGGAAAATCAAATACTCTAAGCATGGAACTTTCAATAGGTAACTTTTCAGAATATTTGGGTTCAGCACAAGAACATTCAAACCTATGCGGTAATTGATTTTCTCCATTTGGAAATGTTAATTCCTGAATTTTGAAAATAATAAAGAATCTATCAATTTCTAAGATTTCTCTCCATGAAACAATTTCATCTTCAATTCTAACTTCAGCACATCTTTCTAAGATATAGTTTAGCTGATCATCGATTGATAGCATATCAGTTTCATCAATAGTAGACCAATGTCTAACTTCTGCAACTGAGGCAGATTTAATTGCTAGGCTGAAATTATCTACGTAAAATTTTCCTTTACTTGGAAGAGTTTCCAATGGAATATTTTTCCAACCTAATTCGTTAGGTTGAGATATTTCTTTCTTTTTAGATTTAGGTGACTTGACCGGAGTATTTACGCCTGACTTTTTGTCAATGCCTTCTAGATATTCCTGGGCCTTAAGTGGATCAATTTCTTGCATTATATTAATACAGACCTTTTCTAGTCTTGTATTAAGAACTGCATAAAAGTTTTTGTGTGGCCAGCCGATTCATTAACTGTCATTAGAGAAGCAGGATAAACCTCAACTCTTTTATTAGAAACTGAATCTCTAATAAAAGCCCTAATTACTTGATGTTTTCTGTCTAATTCAAATCCAATAAATCTACCAAAGATTTTATTAGATCCGCCTTTTTGATGTTGAGTGTTTACTTCAACGCCGCTAAGTCTTTTTCCAGCTCTAAACTGATCGTTTAGGTCATTTACTAATTGATCAAATTCTGACATTTCAACTTCTTGTGGAAGAGAAAGATCCGCTAGCGGTAACATTTTAATTGTAATACCTGGAGTAAATGTGGATTGTGATGCAACAAATCCAAAATCGCCTCTTCCTTGAAATGGAATACTACTTACAAAACTACTCTTTTGTCCATATGACATTACTGGTCTCATTAGCAATCACAATTATTTGGATCAACATCAGTTTTAGTCTTAATTAATAAGACACTAACTTTAACGCTGAATTTTGAGCTTGGATTTAATAGGGTTAGGGTGTTTATAATCTTAGTAGGATCAGTTGTTGCCTCTGGTGCAAAATACATATAAACCGGTCCGATTGTAAAGTTTGATGAGCTGTTTCCTCCATTTGTAAAAATCGATGAAATTGAACCAGTCAACATATATTCAGATGGATTAATTTCTGCGCCATCCTCATCTAGCGTTGGATAGTTTGCATAAATAATAACGCCCTTTATGTAAGCTTTATTTGGATTTAATACTTCAACAAAAGTTAAAACTGCAGCAGCATTGGCAGCAGTTGCAGGAAGAGATAGGGTTACAGCTGTTCCATTGACTGCAGTAACAGTTGTTCCAGTTTGAATACCTGAACCAGATACCGTGCTACCTACTCTAATTAAATTATTAACAGTTGCAGTAGTTACAGCAGTGCTATTTAAAACAGTAGCCGCTGTTGCGGTTGTTCCACCTACTAAATTATTTGAAAAAACTATTGCATTTTCGCCTTGACAAATTTCTAACTCTTGTTTAACATAAGAGTCTGCTGGATATGCAAGTTTACCGAAATCGCAAAGATCTGCTTGGCTAACATTTTTATCTACTATAGAAAAGCAGTTGTCAATAAGTCTAAGTGACTTTTTGGCAGCCACTGGATCGCATAGTTTAGCCATAGCCGAGTTAACTCTTTTATAGCTTGGATCACCTTTAAATTTAATGTAGGACATTAGCCGAAGTTCTTTTTATTATTTACCTCCGATTTAGGATTTAATTCCTCTAGCAATCATTTCATCTGGGGAAAGTCTCCTAGTTGCTCGGTCTGGCATGTCAAATAATTCAATCCTCTTAGGCTTATCCATTTCAGCCGAAACCGTTTGGGTTAAATCAACTTCAATTGCCCCAGTAGATTTTAGTGGAGTCTTTTTTTTAACACGTGGAGACTTAGTTGAAACTGGCGCCTCTACAATTGGCTCCTCCATTATAGTTTCAACTACACTAATAGCTGGCTCAACCTTTTCTGGTGCGTCTGGTAATTGAACTGGCTCGACTAAATTTTCCTCTGGCTTAATATAATCAACCAGTGACTTAATAAAACCTAGTGCAACAATTGGTAAAACTGCTCCTGAAATAATAGCAAGCATACGTTTTTGATAAATTAAGTCTTCTTCTTGAAGACCAAATAATTCAATCCAACCTGTAAAATTTTCTAAGTGAGAAAAGGCATAATAAGTATTTCCCATAGCCTGCATTGCAGTTAAGAGTATAAAAAGTCCCCAAACAATACCCTTATTCATTTTATCTAAAACAATAAGAGATGCAAGCGAAGCGGCTGCACCGACTTCAAATCCAATTGCGAGGGAAACTGCAAGCCACATAGGATTAGACAATTTAAAAAAGTCTACTACGTGGATAGTTGAAATAATTGATACTAAGAGATATAGAGTAACAAAGGAACCAATTATAAAGTAATGGGTTGCTCTAGATTTCATTATTTTGCTCCAAGTTTTTTCAATTCAGCATCAATATCAGATTGACGTTGAACGTCTAACATTTTGCGGTCAGTCGCTTGAATCATGCGTTTTTCGGCCTTAAGACCTTCAATTTCAAGATCCTTTTTTGTTGCTAACGAGTCTAGGGCAATTAATTGCTTTTTAACTTTAGTAACTTCACGATCTACTCCGCAAGATTTCATATAGGTTAAAACTAATAAAAAGATTACTACTTTTAAACCGTGCTTTTGTAAAAATTGTTCTACTTTGTTCATAATTTAAGATTATTTGATACTATTATTTATTTGCTATTTACAGTTTGCCATACGTGGGACCAATCTACTTGACCCAGGGCAGGTACTACAAATACAGCAAATATTAAAAATAGGATAATTGGATAGATTATTACATATAGGATTCTCTCTAGGGAAACCTGCTTAAAATCAAAATCCATCCATACTAAATATGCATATACCTCTGGAGTTTTAATTCTTCTAAAACCAGTTTTAAGAAAATCAATTATTCCAAGTCTGGTGATTGGATCGTTATAATCAGCAAGGGATTCTTTAACTTGCATTATTTCAAATCCCTTAAGGTCATCGGTATTTAGTAAAACCTCAGGCTGAAGATTTTTAACATAGTATAATCTGCCAAGTCGGGTTCTTCTTAGATTTAGCTTTTCAAGTTCACCGCTTTTCTCTAATTCGGAGACTATCGATATGTACTTTCTAAATAAGACCAATTCCTTAATTAAAGAAATTAGCTTAGTAATAAAAACAATAGGGTTTAGATATTTCATTAGAAAAGGTCTTTTATTTTTTCAACCAGTTCTGGGTTACTTTCCAAAACTGAGTCTTTTAATATTTTACGTGCTTTTCGTATTTTAGTTTTAACAGTATTAAGATTCATCTCGTACTTATCTGCAATATCAGCGCCTTTCATTTTATTTAGCTCCTTATCGATTAGGATAGATTTTTCCAAAGATTCTGGCATTTCTTCAATTGCCAGCATGGTTGCAGTATAGAGATTTTCTAAAGAGTATTCCTTTTCTAGATTATCTCGACTATCATCTACTAAAAATAGAGAATTTCCTATTTTATCAATATCAGTAGTCATTTGCTGTTTTAATTTATGCAAATGTAGTAGAGATTCATTTCTTGCTATTGTGTAGATCCAAGTGGTAAATCTGTATTTTGGATTATAACTGTCAAGCGACTTAAAAATCTTAAAGAAAGTATTATGCAAGACCTCTTCGGTTTCATCTGTATCGTTAAAGAATTTCCAAATGAAGTATTTAAGTTTTGGTTCCATTATACGAACTAACCTGTTTCTGTCTCTTTCTGTGAATTTTTTAGCAACGATAGCTTCGGCTAATTGCTGCATTTCATCATTAAGTCTGCGGTTTAAATCTTCGTAGCCGGTTACCTTTTTGTTTACTGCCATAAAAATATTTTTCTAGTAGAGTTATTGTACTTAATTAATTTACCAATTAACCTTATTATTTGCCTTCCACGTATCGTATCTTTCAGTAATTTCAATTAATATCTTATTACGAACAATATCCGAGTCTCCAAAGGTATGAATTCCCATTCCTTTGATTCCATCCATCATTTCAATAAATTTAGGAAGTGCCACTTTGTCTCTAGATATGTCATATTGACTTACGTCTCCACAAATAAGGACTTTTGAATTTTTACCCATTCTAGTAATAAACAGCATTAGCTGACGAAAATCTGCATTTTGTGCTTCGTCTAATACCATTAAACAATTATCAAAGGTTGCTCCACGCATATAGGCAAGGGGTCTAAATTCAATAAGGCCGTCCCCTTCTAATTTTATTAAATTATCCCAACCAACAATTTTTTCAAGGTTGGTTCTATAACTTTCCATAAATGGATCAATTTTCTCTTTAATATCCCCTGGTAAAAATCCAAGTTTCTCACCAGACTCCTGAATAGGCTTCGACAAAATTATTCTTTGAATTTTATCTTCTGTATGTAGCTTCATTGATGCGTAACATGCAACAAATGTTTTACTTGTTCCAGCTGGACCATGACATAGTGTAATGTCATTATTCATAATTTTATCAAAGTATTCCTTTTGTGAAGGTTTAAGCGAAACCTGTTTTAATAAATCTGGAATGGATTGTGCAGCAGCACCTCTTCTTTTTGCGGATTTTTGCATTAGTTAATTTGATTTTTTAATTTCTTCAATTAATGAAACGCATGTTTGACACATTTCATAGTCTTCAATTTTTTCAAAGTGCTTTTTAGCCTTTTCGATTGCATCTTCCCAACCATCTCGTAAGACGAATGCATCAATTTCAGATTCAGCAACTTTAACATTAGGCAATTCAGCAACATCAATATCATTTTCGATTGCCTTTTGAATTGCAGCGATAGTTCGTCTAAAAATAACGTCTCTATCTCGGGTTAAGTCAAAATTAATCATTCCTCTATATTAATTTTTTTGATCTCCATAAAATCCAGATAATACCTGTTTATATGAATCTAAATAAGTTTCATCAAATACTTGTCTTTGTCCAGGTTTCTTCATTTGTGGAGTATCGTTTAGATAACCTACTAAATCTGAGGTAATCTTGGACGAGCCTTCGCCCTGGGTTGAATTTAGAATAGTCTCCATTACAATCTTTTTGTATTCTTCACTAGTCCTGTCCCAAACATCAGTTCCCAACTCTAAAAAACTTGGGGAATCGAAAAATGCAGCAGTGTTAACGCAAGTCATTGCCAAGTCATCATTACCACTTTGACTTCGATATGTACCATTAGTTGATCGACCAAAGGATCCTAGTTCCATTACTGTTTTACTTTCATTTGGTAGAATCTTGTTTACATTAACGTGATACTTAAATCTTTCGCAAAATTTAATTTTATTAGTAACGCTTAATTTAAGTCCAGGTTTAAGTAATTTAGTTGCTTCCGTATGTTTAGAATGTATTAATTGTCCTGGCCAATATTGATCATTATTTGAAATCTTATCTAAAATAAAGTCGCCTTTGTGGTTTAACTCAATTAAGACCTTAAGATTTTCAAAATTAAAAAGTCTATAGACTAAATATTCTAGAACTTGAGCATATTCATTAATAGTTTGTTTATTACTTCTCCAAGTTGCAACTTGTACAAGTGAAATACAATCTAATTCAGATTTAATTAAGTTTTTAATTGGCTCAAGAGTTTTTATTGGAAGAGCTACTGCTTTAAAGATATTAATAACCGAAAAGTCTTTACCTGTTCCATCCGCAGTATCTACTGAAAATACATATTGATCTGGGGAATTTCTAAAATCTTGCTCATCCCAATCCTTTAAATTAGGGTGAACTGTAAAGTTTCCTTCCATTAGAGCAAGTACCTCTGGGTCCCAGTTAATATTAAGAGGTTCTTCGTATTTTGTTGCAATGCTAAAGATTTTCTTAAGATCCTTTGATGATAATAAAAGGCGATCTGATGAAAAGAACTGTAATCCATATTCCTGATTAAAATCTTCTTCAGATCCCATATTAGCAATAGTTTCAGCTTTCCACTTGTCATCTCTACCTGGAACCTGCCACCAATCTACTCTTAATGGAGTATAGGTATTTAGTCCATTTAAGGCATCCATATAGATTTCATAGAATCGGTTCATTCCATTTGGAGTTGAGGTAATAATAATCTTAGAAGTCGTGGATGCTGAAATAGTAGGATAGATTGCTCGATAAAAGAAATCTAGATATGCTGGTGAAATGTGAGCAAACTCATCAATGTATAGCAGGTGAATAGTAAAACCGATACCTGTATTTTTGGTTGTAGTACGACCAATTAATCTGCAGCCATTATCGAACTTCATCGACATTACGTTATTGGAAATACAGCCAGGTTTTAGGAAAAACGGTAGATTTTCAAAAATAGATTTAATTTTGTCCACAACCTCTTTGGTAGTAGATGCAATATTGGCAACAGCTAGAACATTTTTATCAGTATGGAAAATAAGATACCATGCAACAAAAACACCGGACATTACAGTTTTACCAATTTGACGACTTGCCATTAAGATATTAAAACGATTTGCACCAAATGCTCGGATAATTTCCTCTTGATAATCTCTTAAGATAATTTGTTCAACTCCATATTCAGTTAAAACCTGTGCATACTTATTTGCAAAATAACCAACATCAGATTTGCACCTCTTAATTTCTTCAAGTTCTTCTGGAGTATATTCAAATACTAAATTTGGTTTTTTCCAAGCTGGATCATTATCCTTAAATGGTGAATTTTTGATAGTTTTAATATCAATTAATCCATTTTCAAAATCAGCAAGTAATTGGTCGATCTTTTTGGTAGTCCAAACTGCACTATTTTCAGTATCATCCATTTTGGATATCTGTACGCTGGTCCTACCGCCTTTTGATAGAAAGTCTTTCATAATTAGATTATTTCAAAAATGGTTGAGTTTAGATCTTCATCATCTTCATCCTTTTGAATCAAATGTTCTAATCCTCTCTCAGTCATTAGTGAATTTTTTTCGTTTGGATTAGTCAACCTATTATCGAAATCTTGATCAAGCTTTTCTCCTTCAATTTCTTTCATAATATTCTTAGTACCGGCTGTAACATAATATTCTCCAGATTGAAGTGCATTTACAGAAGAGGCAGGGAGCCCTGCTTGGTCTCCCCTTGAATCAACTTCACTACGCATTTTCTTGTACGTATCCTCCAGGAAAAGCATATAATTTGCTTGAGTTTTGGTAACTGTAGTAAGACGGTCCTGTAATTGAGACATTACTTCAAATAAACGAGGATGAGCTGCACCCTGATTAATTTCTTCCATAATTCTTTCAATTGCCATCTTAATGGTTTTATGCTGAAAGAACATGGTCTCGATATTCATATTATCGAGTTCTTTCTTCTGTTTTAGGTAATCGTGTTGAGTAATTAGACCTAAATCTACATAAAACTTAAATAGGGAATCTGTGATCTCAAGAGCTTTCTTCTTGAAACCTGAACTCATTTCATCAAAATCAATAGGTGGATTTTGTTCAAGTTCATTAAAACGATCATCGACAATATCATTTTCTGAAGTATCTCCAGAATAGGTACTTAAAAAACTTTCAAGTTCGTTTTTTATTTGGGTTTTCTTTTCTTTGCTGATCACTAGACTTAGTTTAATTTTGTCTCGTTCTTATCCAGGGCTGGGTTAGCAAATATTTTAATTTTTTTGACCGCTTCAATATTGTTAAATACAATTGCATCCAATTTTAATAAGAATTTATCCATAAAGGCCGAAATTCCCAAAAGGTGTGGAGAAACTGATTTTTCTATAATCTTATTTCTGTAATTAAATCCTACGTAAAGACGAGCCTCTTTACGGTCTATATGTTTTCTAAAAATTGAATCTCTATGCATAAAATTAAAGTGTTGTTTGATCCCTGAAGAATACGTTTATTGCACATAATTTATCATCAGAAAGACCTGATTCGTAAGTGTTACCAGTTCTATCCTTAAATCCTCCTCTAATAATTGCAAACTCACTAGGCTGAATTATAATATCGTTAAATTCATCTAATCCAACCAATGGAGGATTAGTTTTAGTCGAATTTGCAATTGCTGAAAGTTCATTTGCTTCTCCAATAATTTGAATACTAACTGAATCTACTCCATCGATTCCTTCAATTAATTTAATTAAATCACTCTTAGGAATACGATCTTTACGTGTGTTATTAATAAAGTATGATCCAACTTTATCGGTTATTTGACTTTTAATTGCATCTCTATCGAAATCTGAAAATGTAACTAGACTAACATTTAGTGCATACTTTTTAGGAGTAGGGTCCAATAGTCTAACTGTAGTTGATACTAATTCAGTTCCAGACTTTTTAATATATTTTAATAATTCATTCTTTTGGAATTCCGTTAATTTAAAACGGTCTTCAATTAAATTAAAATAGTCAACTCCTCTTGCAAAAATCTTTGTAATATCTGGAACCAAGAATATATTAATTACTCGATTGTCTAATGGATCAAGTGTAACTCTAATTGAAGAAAACATTTGCAATTTTCTCATTAAGACTTCATAATTATCAATGTTAACTAGTGCAAAGTTTTTGCTGGCTTTTGGCGCAATTAATCTAGTTAAAGTAAGAGATTCTGGGTCAGTTCCAAAATTTGGTGCATTTATACAAGTAACCGTAACCATATCAGATAATGTAATCTCTTCACCAATAGTATTTAGTGCAGTATCAGTAAATGTAAATAAAACTTCAGATAGTGCATCAGTGTTGATATTTCCAACACTACCTTCAGTTATTAAATATTCAACAACTATTTCTGAACCATTTTCTGGAATTTTTCCAAATGAGCCATTTCCAAAGTATATGTCTAATCCATTTGTAATACCAGTTTTACAAACATAACCTTGTACATTTCTTGGAATATCTAGCATTGATTCGTATTTTGTCCACTTTTCTCCATTAACATAAACGTTAACTAAAAATTGGTCTATTAAGAAGTTGTTTGGATAACCCAATTGGAAACTTTGAAATGGTGCACCGCTTGCTCCATATATTTGCTGCTGAAGCCTACCTTGTCTAATTATAAAGTTTAGACCAGTTGTACCCTTCATATCTAGTCTAGATTCATCACCAGACATTTCTAAAATATAGTTTAGTCCATTATTTTCACAATTTAAATTCATATATTTAGTGAAAATTAACTTATTGCCAGGAATTTTAGTAAAGTCAACCTTTGAACTTGGCTTAACTTTAATTGTACCTGCTGCAGAAATTGCTCTACTTGGATTATGTCCAGACAAAGAGGCTAGCGAATAAACTGAAGATGGACGATTTGCCTCATATATGTTAAGTTCAGTAATAGAGTCTTCAATATAGAATAACACAAGCTCAGTCAAGTTGTGTAATACTACAAGTAACTGCCCAAATGGAGAAGCTAGGGTAAATATTTCACCCTTTGTTTTAAATTTTTGTTGCAGAAACTGGTAAGACTCTCTATATAGTTCAGAAGCATTTACGCTTAGCCCTTTAAAAAGCTTGTATGTTGGTGAAAGTGTTTCAGCCATCTTGGCGAATTCTTTTTTGTTATTTATTAGGGATAATTGAACTTTGGAAAAAATTTACCTTCGCTCCAGACCAAATAGATAATTCTTTAGTATTATACTAGAAAATATGGGGCTGTTTTGGCATTTGACAAGCGGTCGTAGTTCTTTGAATGCAGGCGGAGTTAGTATCGGAAACTCCTTAATCCTCTATACACACAATAACTGACAATAAGTCAACTTGGACTTTCGAAGACGCAATGTCTTTCGTAGGTGCTGATTTAGCAGTAGCTGCCTAATCGCTCCCGTACCACTCATGGGACTTTAAGAAGAAGTGGAAGCAAAATCCAGGTGGCTCCCTTAACAGTCAAGGCTGACCTTGAGCATCTGATCGTAGTCGATCTATACAGGGGGCGAAAGAGTTGGAGTGACAGGTCAGAGCTCTACAAAATAACTCTGAGACCAGGTTGTTTGAAAGTTTGGTTCCCACATACATCAAACTTTATATTTTGTCCTTTTAGAAAAAATGGACTAAGCCTGTAAATGAATTCATTGAAGTAGCCGAATTGGACACGGGTTCGACTCCCGTCAGCTCCACCACTGTAGTATTTTTCTAGGTGAATAAATAACCTATATGAAGAATACAAATACACAGGACATCTTTTTACGTAATCTTACAATCTCTTTATTGGATCTATTAAATAGACAATTAGAGATTGAGATGTGGAGAGATGATCGCCCAGAAATACATACTATTCCATTCTATTTTAATCAGGGAACTGACGAAGGCTTTATGCAAGATTTTTTCATTGGTATTCCACCAAGCTGCAAAATTTCGCAAATGGCTGAAGGTAATTATGACCCGATTCCAAGAGGAATTATTACCTTAAGTTCATTTAATGTAAAATCTTCAGATCTTGTTAATAAGTACGTTAGAGGAACTTTTCAACGCGATGAGTTTGATGAAAATGATGCAAAGAAGAGCAAAGCTTATTCGGCTAGACTCTATTCTTTACCACTTAAGGTAAATTTTGATGCAAAGATTATTGTTGATAATCTTAATAAAACATTTAAAGCAACTGAAAAGTTATTTGACCTTTTCTATAGCAATCGTGTAATGTATTTCCAATATAGAGGAATTCGAATCCCTGCGTTATTTGTTTTTCCAGATCAAGCAACTAATGATAAAGCCTATAAATTTTCCTATACTGACAATAATAAAATAACTATTACATTTCAAATTGAAATCGAAACTTACTTTCCAAGCTTTGATAAAACTACTGAGATGTTTAGAGGAAATGTTATTGATCAAATATTAATAAAAACAATTGACAATGAATCTGGCCAACTGGATGGTAAAAGCTGGATAGATAATACTGAATCATGAAATACCTATTAGAATATAAGAATTTTGTTCTTAGTGAAGGTGGAAATGCCTTTCCTGAAACAGTCTCTGTTAAAAGAGAAGATATTCAAAGAATCGTTAAAGAGTTTAATGATAGGGTAGTCCAGGGAATACTCGGAAGCCAGCCTGGTGAACCAATTGGTAGCTGGAAACAGAAACCTATTTCAGGTGATATTGATTGCCTGGTGTACACAGATTTAGAACTTCCTAAAATTGTAGAATTATGTAAAGCTCAAGGAATTGATGCAAAGGCTTTCTATGGTTTTAATATTGTTTCAACTAATTTTACCCCAACTGATCATGAGCCTGTGCAGATTGATATTTTCGTAAGACCTGAAACTGCAAATAAAGAAGCTACTGATATTTTCTATAAGAATATTGAAGAGGATCTTGATACAACTAAACACCGCGTCTATTTCCTATTTACAATTCTTGATTCCCGAAAAGAAGATATTGAAGGCGACTCTACACAACCTTCTAAATTTACAGGTTATATGCTAAGACCAGATGGTCTCTATAAGATTGTTAAAGAGATGAAGAAGGTTAATTATAAAATTATGGATCGCCAGTTAATTGCCGAATCTGCTGAAGATATGGCAAAGGCAATTTTTGGAGAAGCCCTACCATTTAGTGAATGGAATACTTTTAAGAAAACTTTTGATCTTTTCATGAAGTCTCCACTATATCCAAATAAACAGGAGATTGTAATGGCTTATATCGAGAAATTAAAAGAAGAAGGTCTACCTTTTCCAAAGAGTGTTATACTCGATTCTTACGTTTAACCAATATAGTTAAGACCCTCACCAAAATCTAGGGCAATATCAAAGTTATAGAATTGGAATGTTACTTCAAATGTATTAAACTTTGGAGCATTTTCATTATATGAAAGAGATATCTGTGTCATTCCAGATAAGATTGGATGATTAAACACAACTGAAGATACTGCATAACCTTCATTATTAAGAAGAGTTAATCTGATTGGATCCATTGTAATACCCTGTGGATCTACTACAAATGGTTTTCCTGTACCGCTTAGGGATCTACGTAAGTTAGTTGGTTCCAAGTTTCCTTGATCTAAATAGTTAAGCGCATTATCTAAAAATATAAAATAGTTAAGGTAAGCATCACTTAACTTAAACTTAATAGTAAACTTACGCTCAAACATTTCTGCAATTGGTTTTGCACTGTGGAATTCTTGCATTTTACCAAGAGGGCGTACTTGACTTACCATTGGCACAGTAAAGCCATTAAATGTAACAGACTGAATAGTCGATGCCATAAAATCTTCAATTGTCTCATATGGCATAATAAGACTATTGTAGTATTTCTCGTATTTCTTACTTATCTCCTTTGAGAAGAAAGTATCAGGGAAACTGATTAGGAATCCATTTTGTCTTGCACTTAGTATCATATAGATTATTTATTCCACCTAAAAAACAAAGGCTGCACTTGCGTACAGCCTCGATCTTTCATAGTAGGTATTATTAGATTAAGCTTCTACAAACTTAAAGAATGTAGGGTAGTTATTACCACTGGTTACACTAGTAAGTGTTTCCAACTTAATTGGATGGTATGACAGCTCTTTTTCTTGGCTCAATAATTCATTAAATTCTTTATTGAACTCTGCAAAGTTAGGATTCATCTTAGAAACTTCTTTACCATCTTTGTCCATTTCTTTGATAACCATTTGGAGAGAAACTCCACCTTGCTCATCAGCCGTACCATATTTTTTGATCAATTCTTCACGCTGCGTATCTAAGGTTTTAACCTCAGCTGTAATCACATCGTTTAACTGGTTAATCCAGTATTTGGCAACTAGACTAATTTCCTCGTCTAGGATTCCAGTTTTTACCTTCTCTCCATTCTGCTGGTTGATCAAGCCATTAAGTTCGCTTTGTAGAGAGTAGATTTCAAAAAGTTTTACTGTTAAGTTCTTCATGAAGTTGTTACTTTTTTGTTTCTTATACTATGGATCAAATTCAGGTTTTACTGCATAAAAAAAGGGGAATAAAAACTAGTCCCCTTTTAAAGATTAAAAAATTAGATTATGGTAATTCTGGCTCAGCTGGTGGAGTTACTGGAGTAGGAGTAGGTTGAACCCATTCAGTATCTCTAACTAGACCAGCTTTGGCTAATACAGTATCAACAAATACCATATCATCAGTACCCCAAGTAGAAGTATCTTCTGGAGTACAGTTAATGTGATGAGTCATAATTTGAGCAGCCGTTTGAGCAGGTGTTCCTGGGTTAGGATCCGCTTCGTATAAGTTAACAGAAGCAGACGCGCTGCCTGATGCTAAATCATAATGCATTAGGTGGACAGTAGCAAATTCTGCAGTTTTGCCAAATCCGGTAATCGATTCGATTTTTACTTTTAACATTGTGAACAATATTTTTTATTATTTATATTAGACATTGGCTGAAAGTTCCGTCCATTCTTCAGTGGAAAGGATATTTAAAATTTCTTCGTGTGTATATTCAATGGAAGCTTCTGTCCATATAGAAGGTCTTCCATATACTCCAGCCTGAATCGTATAGGTTTTTTCTTCACCAGTTTCAGCATTAATATACGTTTCGGTAATATCTTCAAGCACCTCTTTGATATCGTATTTAATAAATGTTTTATTACCATCTAGAGAATATCTTAGGGTTTCTGCTGAATTTTGGTGCACTTGACTAAAATCAATTGATTCTACATCAGTTGCTGGAATAATTAGCCATCGGCGATTTGGAAATTGTGTGCTCATAGAAAATTATTAATTTTATAAGTTAAATCTTGTTTTATAGTGACTGTAGTTTTGAGAAACTTCATCTGCACTAAGTGCTCGATTATACATTTTTACAACGCTTATTTGTTTATTTGTAAATTCTCCTCCCCATCCCCAACCAATATTCATTTGAGTTTCTGGAAAATTACTAGAAAATCCCCCAACTGAACCCTTGACGCTTCCATTTAAATATGCAAAGGCTACGCCGCTTTCTCTCACCAATACGACATGATTCCATTGATTTAGCGATAGTGTCCAACCTGGAGTCTGTCCATAGGTTGTAAAATTTTCATCATAATAATAAATTACACCATCTGAAACATTTGCCTTTAATGCAAATCTTCGCTGATCTGAAAGTGCTACCATATGAGTATAGTTTGAAAATGAAGCGGGTCTAATCATAACTTCGGCCGTAAAGTCCCCTTCGCCAAATGCAAGAGCTGGAATTGAAGAAACTGAAATATAATCATCTGTCCCATCAAAGGTTAATCCTCCATTACTATCATATGAAATATTTGATAAACTTATCGTACCATTTCCGGTTAAGTCTAAAAGACCTTGCGTACTGGTTCGAGTTGTACCCTCATCAATAAATTGTCTAGGCGGACGGATAGTTGTTCCAGGGACAATGCTAACCGCTGCAACTGATACTTTATTTCTGCCATAATATTCATAGTGCCACATTCCACAGAATCCAGTTGCTGCTTCTGGGTGAGTAGTAAATGTATTCCAGGCGTGGTACCATCCATCTCCTAAATGAGTTCGCAATCCGTCTGTATGGACACCAAATTCAGTAATATAACTACCGTTTGCTCGATATTCATAGTGGTACATATAATTTGGATGAGTATACCCAGTTTCACTCTTATAAATTATTTGATAAGTATAAGTAGTATTAGGTAACCATGTAAAACTACCCCAACCATTGGAAACATAATTAAATATGTTTGGGCAACAGTTATAGTTTCCGTTTGTACCATATCCATCATATTCATTATAGATCTCAATACTTTCTACTGATCGTACCCCTAAGGTCGGAATAAAAACTGTTTCAGTATAACCGTTTGACCTAAAAATTTTACCATTATCAAAATTTTGGGTGCTTGGCCCGCTGTATGATCGGTTTGGGCCAAACGCATAATTTTGGCCAGGAGCTCCACGATAGGAATTATCCATGTCACCCGTATCATATGCAAATACTAATCCTGTGCTTGCCGATTTTCCAAATCCTTGTGCAATTGCCATATTATAAATTAAATCTTGTTTTGTACCCTAAGAAATTATTATAAATTTCAGAA